GAAGGAGCACCTCAGCAGCCTCAAGAGCTTGGAGCTACAGGTACTGGCGGTGGCAACATCGGAACTGGAGCTGTACCGCAGTCAGGGGAGGCTGAGTTCTCTGGCTAAGTTAGAGAGTTTAAAGGACAGCGTTAAAGAAGCAATGGAGAGAAAAGATGGGTAAAAGTATGCTGGACAGAAAAGAATACGTAGTAGGCGGACTTAGTAAAGCACTAGTCCCCGTTGCAAAAAGAGTGGCTAAACTGTTTGGGCCTGATGAAGAGCAAAAAGCAATAAGGGCTAAAATAGATAAAGTACATTCTGAAGTAGAAGCTGCTCCATCAGGTTCTAAAAAACAAACTACTATTAAAGAAGTAGCAAATAATAATGATTTAACTACTGCTCAAGTAAAAGATATTGAAAAATTAATAGCTTTTGAACGCGGAGGTGGTCGGGCTAATAATACAGTTGAAAAAGTTATACAGATGTATCGGGCAAAAACAACAAAACCTACTGCGGGTCAAAAAGTTGCAGAAGATTTAGGAGGCGGTGGAGATACTAGAGAAGCTACTATAAAAGCAGCTAATACTGGCATGGCTGGTCTTGGTGTAGGATCTTTGTTAGGGGTGGGAGGTACTGTAGGTGCTATGAAAGTTTGGGATTCTCAGAACGACTCAGCGCCTACAGAAAAACAAGCTACAGCTTTTGAAAAAGCTTTTAGTAAAGCTCATAACGCAGGTAAAAAAACTTTTAAGTTTGAAGGTAAAGAATACACTACTGACGTTAGAAAAGGAAAAGCAGAAGGCGGTGAAATATCTGACGAAGATAGCTTTCGTATGATGTATAACTCATATAAACAAGAAATGGAAGCGGCTGAGTCACCTGAACAACAAGAACGTATTCAACAAAACTTTCAACAGCAGACACAAAACGTAGATCAAGCAGTAAAAATGTCTGTGTTTAAAGAACAGGATAGGACTATGAAAGCTGAAGGAGGTTCACTGCTTGTACCCCCTGAAATGGGCATGGAAGAAGAAATGCCTGTAGATACTTTTACACCTGAAGAACAGGCAATGGCTGAAGAGTCACAGGTTCCAGACGATCAAATGGAAGATGACTACATGGGCTTTGTGCTTGATGAGTCTTTAGACGAAACAGAACAAGAATATTTAATGGGAGCTTTGGAATCAGATTCAAGGCTCAGTGAGATCTTTGATAAAGTCATTATGACTGCATCAGAGTTTTCGGGAGCTGGAGAAGTTGAAGGCCCCGGAAATGGTGTATCAGATTCTATTCCTGCGCGATTGAGCGATGGAGAGTTTGTAATCACCGAAGAAGCCACCAGTGAAATCGGAGCAGACAACCTTCAAACAATGATGGATGATGCAGAACGAAAAGCTAGTGGAGGTAAAGTCGGATACGCAGAAGGCGGTTTATTAAGTAATCCTTATGGAATGCCTAATCAACAAATGGAAGAAGAGGAAAACCGCATAGAGCAATCTATGTTAGGTGCTAATCAAATGCCAAGCCTAATGGGAGGAAGACGCTAAAAACAACAATAGTACGGCTACCTTGTATTAACAAGCCCCAGATTTTAAAGACGTTTTAAATTGGCTACCTTGCAAGAAAACAAGCCCCGTAGAAAAGGAGAGTAACATGTCCGAACAGGCATACGAAGAGGAAGAAGTCGCAAACCCGTATAATGCACGTAAACCTTGGCACACACAAGATCAAAAAAAATCTTTAAATGCTGCTGAAAGTTTGTATTACCCGGAAGATGAAGACGAAGAACCTCAACAGAAAAAGGCTACCCGCAAAAAGGCCCCTTCTTCTGAGGATGAACCCAGTACTAATTATAAAAAACGCTATGATGATTTAAAGAAACATTACGATCAGAAGCTTTCTGAATTTAAACGTAAAGAGCAAGAACTATTGGATCAAGCTAGAGTAGCTGAACCTCAATACCAAGCTCCTAAGTCTCAAGAGGACTTAGATCGTTTTAGGCAAGAATATCCTGATCTATATGATACGGTAGAAACTGTAGCTCACATGAGGAGCCAGCAAGAAGTAGAAGCATTGCGATCTAAGCTTTCTGTTATTGAACAGCGGGAAGCAGAAATTGCAGCGCGAGAAGCTGAGACGGCTTTACAGGAACGTCATCCTGACTTTGATCAAATCAGAGGAGATGATGGGTTCCATGAATGGGCGCAGGAACAACCGGATCAAATACAAGATTGGATTTATAACAATCCAAACAATGTTACTTTAGCTGTTAAAGCGTTAGACCTTTATAAGTTAGAAACTGGGAAAGGACAGAATACTCAAAAAAGACGTTCAAATCGTAAGCAGCCACAAAGTTCTGCTGCTGATATGGTATCTACTAAAACAACCAATATAGATGCTAAGGAAGCTAAGATTTGGACAGAAAGTGAAATTGCGAAAATGTCCCTTGACCAATTTGATAGACACGAAGAAGAAATCAATATTGCGATGATTGAGGGAAGGGTTCGTAGAGGATAATCTTTTCTACTTAGGAGTAATATAATATGGCTTATAACCAATCAGACGCTCTATTTGAGCAAGGTACAGACACTAACGGTAACTTTGGTAATTCAGTAGCAGGTCAAACGAACTCGTTTTTCCTACCCAAAGTATATTCCAAACAGGTACTCAACTTCTTTCGGAAGTCTTCAGTAGCGGAAGCTATTACGAACACCGATTATGCTGGTGAGATTTCTGGTTATGGTGACACTGTACGAATCATCAAGGAACCTGTCATCACTGTTTACCAGTATGAGCGTGGCGCAGATATAACTAAAACAGCTTTGACTGACCAAGAAGTTAGTCTTGTTGTTGACACTGCTAACGCATTCAAGTTCATCGTTGATGATATTGAAACTAACATGTCGCATGTAAACTTCCGCGATGTAGCAACCTCTTCAGCAGCTTACGCTTTGCGTGATGCTTTTGACGCAGGTGTAATTGCTACGATGTTCGCTGGCGTTTCTGCTGCAACCCCTAACCATATCCTTGGTTCTGACAACGCAACTGACCTTGCTGCTGGTACTTTTGACGGTACTGGTAACTTGGACATTGGCTTTGGCTCATCTGAGCACGATCCTATTGACGTTCTTTCTCGTATGGCCCGTCTTCTTGACGAGCAAAACATCCCTGAAGAAGGTCGTTGGTTCTTGGCTTCACCTGAGTTCTACGAGATCCTCGTACAAAGCTCATCTAAGCTTTTGTCAGTAGACTACAACGCCGGTCAAGGCTCCATCCGTAATGGTTTGGTAAGCTCTGGTAAGCTGCGTGGCTTTGACATGTATAAGACTAACAACATTGCTGCAACGTCTAACGCTGCTGGTCAATGCCTTGCTGGTCACATGTCTGCTACTGCTACGGCTCAGACCATTACTAGCACTGAAGTCATTCGTGACCCAGATAGCTTTGGCGACATTGTACGTGGTCTTCACGTATATGGTGCTAAGGTACTGCGACCAGATGCTATGGTTTCAGCGTTTTATGGTATCGACTAAACTGAACGGGGGCCGTAAAAAGCCCCCAATCTTTTTACACAGGATTTATGTATGCCACAAATAGGAAGTAAAGATAAGCCAGTAATGTTTAGGAAAGCGATTGTTTCTCAAGAAAGTCGTTTTCGTAAGGGTTTTGACAAAGATAAATATCAAAGCAACTATGATCGTATCTTTGGTAATAAAAATGAATTAGAAATAGCTAGAGAGACTTCTAAAACTTTTAGCATGGAGCAAGAATAATGGCAGTATTTAAAAATTTAATAAATAAAATTCATAATCAAGCATCTTCAAATAATCCCGTTATGTTTGATTCTATTTCTAAGTTATATGCACCTAATATAAAGGAAAGAGCTATGTATAAAAAGGGTGGTTATATGGTGGGTGGAAGCCCTATGACAGATAAGATGCAAGGTCAAATGAAAAAGAAAATGGCTGAACCCCGTGGTGGCTATGCTCATGGTGGTAAAGCTATGGGCGGTAAAGCTGACATTGCTGCTATGGAAAAAGCTTGCAGCGCAATGGCTGGTAAGAATAAAAGCGTAACTTACTAATGAAAGTAGACGCTCCTAAAGGTTATCATTGGATGAAGGTTGGTAAAATCCAAAAACTAATGAAAGATCCTAAAGAAGGCTTTAAACCTCATAAAGGCGCAAGCAAAAAAGCTAACTTTACAATTCAAAAGGCACACTAATAATGGCAACATTTCTTACGTTAACAAATGAGTTGCTGCGAGAGTTGAATGAGGTTGCTTTAACTTCAGCTACTTTTGCAAATGCTATCGGTGTTCAGCAACATGCTAAAGACTGTATTAACAGAAGCTATTTAGACATTGTTAACGAAGAACCTCAGTGGCCTTTTTTAGCTACTGATGAAAGCGGTGCTACAGATCACATGTACGGAAATGCG